CCTCCACCAGAACTAGCAAGTCTGGCATTTTCTTTGAAGTGGTCTGTTAATTCATCTATTGAATCACCTACATAATTTAAAAAACAACTAATAGGTAATCCTCTTGTCGTTCCTCCATTAGATAAAATAGGAGTAGAAAACATAAACCAAAGGTCAGAGGCATAATTATAAATACGCTGTGCCATAGCATAATCTGTTTCTTCTTGAAAGGTACTAGCATAAACAGCAGCTCTAGCAAAAGCTTCTTGAGGAGAGCTTTCTTCTTGCCATAAATATCTATCTCTTAATGTGTCTATACTAAACTTATCTAACTTTTTATCTTTATCATAATTAATTATTATTCCTAAGTAAGGAACTTCGCCTTTCTTATCACTCATCTTTTGCCTCTAAAAGTTTTAACAATCTTTTTTCATACCACTCTGCTTTCTTTAAATCTTGTATGCCATTTTTGTATCTAAATCGCCATCTATATTTTTGTGAGTTACCTCTTAAGTAACCTATAAATTCTTCTTTAGATAACATTGCTTCAATAGCATCAATACATTCTATGCTTCCTTGATTGTAATGTTCTGGATTATTAACAAGGTCGCCTATTGTTTTATATTTCATTACTTATCCAATCCTCCTCGGGTAATTTAGTTTCGCTAAACCAACGAAATCCATTTTTCTCTGCCCACTCAGCGTGAGTTCTTTTAGTTTTATCTCTTCTTACTTTAGCTCCGGGCATAGGAGCATAAGGTTTCTGAAAGAAAAAGACTAGTTCAATATTATCTGGTAAAGCTTTTTTAATATGCACGTACTTACTATACTCTGCAAAATCCCAAAACCTGCCTTTTGCTTCAATTAAAATAATTTTACCATCATCAAATTTACGAACAAAATCAGGTTCGTATTTATGTTCAATAACATAATCTATTGTTTCCCAATGATGTCGCCAATCGGCAAATAGTCTTTGATGTAATTCATATTCCCAGTGACTATCATAACCTCTAGGAACTCCTAATTCTTTTTTAGGTCTAGGTTTTCTTGGTTTTCTTTTTGGCATGGGCTATCACTGTTGAGTCATAATTTTTAACTAACTTCCAATACTCTAAAATATTGTTAAACATAGCCAAGTGTTTTGAATGAGATTCTTTATCCCAAACATGACATAAAATAATATCTGTATTTTTTCTATCAACAAAAATAGATATTCGTTCTACATCATCAAAGTTACAACCTTGAGCATAAGCTGATAGTTGCATACCATGTTCATCATAAACTAATCTTGCAGGGTCTTTGCCTTCTAAGTTATCTTTTGTTTTAAAGTCTATAAAGATTCCAGAGTTAGAGTATAAGTCTATCTTACCACCATAACCAGAGTCAGCACAAAAAGAATCTTCTGCAATCCATTCTTCATTCGGATAATTTTCATCTAACCATGATTTAATAATATTGTAAGGTTTAGTTTTTCTTTTTCCTAAAAATCCTCTTTCAATCATGGCATGAATCTTTGTACCTTCACTAGCAGCTTTTAAACTAATTTGTTTAGAATCCTGTTTACAACGATAAGTAAAAGATTCAAGTGATTCATCTTCATATCTTTCTAAAGATAATGCTGATTTTAAAGCTTGGTCTATCTTCCAATTCTCTAAAGATGGTTTGGCTATCATGCCAATAATAGTAGTAACAGACGGTACAAGACCTAAAGATTTAGCATCTCTAAGTGTTGTATTTCTTTCTTTGCCATTAGCACCAATGATAGTATACATTGGTTCACCATCTTGGTCGTACCAGTGTCCTGATTCAGATGTGAACTTATTATAATTATCTTTTACTAGATTGTCAAGTTTATCGTTATTCTTGTTTGTCATTGTCTAGCTCTTCAAAAGTTTTAAATACATCAGAAGTAAATAATTTTTGTATATTAACAAGATACATTCTACTTGCATTGTGGTCGCCACCACTTACTGACTTTAAATAATCTAATTTTTTTACTAGCTTTTTAAGTTTAGGTACATCAAATACTAACGTGCAAAATATTTCATCACCAATACAAAGATTATGAAACCAAAAGTCTGCCTCAGTTGCTTCAATACCCGAAGGTTTACCATAAGATTGATATTCTATACAGATATTACCAGTCTCCATCCATTTACCTCGTTCAGATTTAACTTCAATTTTTTTATTAGTTAGCATATCTGCTATCTTATCTTCACGAATAGAACCAAACTGCAAATCTATATCAAATTTTTTTCTGTCTTTTTTAATGGGTTTCATTAGAATCTCCTCTATGATTTACAAATTTTATATTTTGTGTATCTGGATTATATCCTAATATCTTTACTCCTAATTTTTTTTGTTTAGATGTTCTTTGTTTAGTAGCATAATTTCCTACTAAAGTTTTAACATCTATTAAACTAACATTATTTTTTTTATCTATTGCTACAATATCTACTGGTCCATCACAACCACAATTTCTAAAAACTTCATAACCTTTTTCTAACAAAAAAGTAACTGCTTTTAATTCTGCAATATCTCCTTTTCTACTATGTGATTTAATGGGTTTCATACCAACTTTCTCCGACTTTAAATTCACCGTCTAGAGGACATCTTAAATTAAAATGGTCTCCCGCTTTCTGTATTGCTTCTACTGCCATCATTCCTGCACACTCTGATTGTTTTTCTATAACTTCAATCTGCCATTCATCGTGTATGTTCGCTACAAATTTATAATTAATAGCATTTAATTTGTATTTAATATCTAAATAAGTCAATGCTTTTTTCATTATGATAGCACCTCCACCTTGAAGTAAAGTGTTCAAAGCTGAATGCTCACTTCTTACAAATAACTTACGACCATCTAAACCTTTTAGATATCCTCGTTGAGCAGCTTTTTTTACTTTATCAGTCAAAGTATCAAGAGCAGGTAAGTTAGTTAAAAATCTATTTCTTATTTCTGTGCCTTCGGTCTTAGAAGCATTAAGAATCTTACCAAGTTTAGCATCTCCTGCACCATAAATTAGTGCATAAATAAAAGTTTTAGCTTGGTCTCTACTATCTAGCCCTGCTAGTTTTTGATTAGTAGTATGAATATCACCATGTAAAATCTCATTAATGTAATCTTTATCATCCATATAGTGAGCTAACATTCTTAACTCAAGACCACTAGCATCAATACCTACTAATTTATATCCTTCAGGTACAATCCAACAGGCTCTGCATTCCTTTCCATAAGGACTAGCAACACTAGGTACTTGAGCCATATTAGGATTTCTGTGGGTCATACGACCAGTAATAGTACCATTAGGTATTACTTTACCATGCACACGTTCACCTTGTAACTCATCTATCCACGAAGATATTTGAGCAATACGTTTCTGTAATAATAAAAACTCGGCAATGAGCCGAGCTTCGTGAATGTGGTCTATCTTTTTTAGAGTGCCTTCGTCTACAATAGGTTGACCAGTAGGTGTAAATCTTTCAGGTTTCCATCCAAAGTCTACTAAATATTCTCCGATTTGTTTACGACTGCCTAAATTAAATTCTTGTATTTTTTTTCTTGTAAATGGTTTTACATTCTGAGTCTTGATACAGTTGTCATACTCTTCATCAGTTAAACCTCGTTTAGATAACTCACCATTCTTTTTAATATATGGAGTGACAAGTTTATCATCTACCCATTTAGGTTTAAATGTTCTTTGTACTTCATCCTCTACTTCAACCATTCTAGTTTTAAGTTTAGCTAATAACATACTAGCTTTTTCTATATCAAATAAGAAACCATTCTGTTCTTGCTCATGCATAATTTTAGCAACATTAGTTTCTAAATCTATAGACTCTTGATTAAATCCTCTGCCTTCTTCTAAAAGTTTTAAATATACTTGTTCGTTTAATAAAACATCTTGCCTACAATAACTTAACATTTCTGGAGTATAACAATCAAAGTCGTCAGGTTGAACCTGTTTGTGTACTCCAATTCGATAGCCCCAAGTTCTTAAACTGTGTCCGTTTTCTCTGACAGGTTGAAATAATCTGGAAAGCACTAGTGTATCTATGACATTACTAGTTAATTTAACTCTGTGTAATTTTTCTATAACTGGAATATCATAGCCAATAATATTGTGACCAACTAAAGTTTCAGCGTTTCTTAAAAGCTCTATACCTTCTTCTAATTTATCAGGACCATATTCATAAACAGTATTGCTGTCTAAATCTTTAGCTACAATACACCATATTTTACTAGGTGTAAGTCCATCAGCTTCTATGTCAAAAATCAAGTTCTTCATTATCAAATGTGTCCTCTGAATCTACTTCAAACAGTCTACCAGTTTCAGTGTTATATTGTAAAGCACAAGCTAACCCAGTATCTCCAGTGTACCTAGATTTTAGTACTCTTACTTTAGTAGTATTAGCTTCTACAGGGTCTTTAGCTTGTTGGTCTCTTTCTAGTGCTATGACACAGTCAGAAAGCTGTGCTATGCCTTGAGAACCTTTTAGATGACTCAGCGATACGGTTACACCTTTTTCGTGCCCCCTGTCGCCTGTAGCACGTCTTAAATGAGACACTAGAATAAGTCCTACATTTGTCTCTTCAACTAAGCTACGTAATCTATTCATTAAGTTATCAATACCTCGTCTTTCATCACCCTCGGTTAGGACATTAACAAGCATATGTAGGTGGTCAACTACAACCCACTTACACTCGCAACCTACAATCATATAACGGAGTTTGGCGAATATCTCATCAATGTCCGTAGCACCAAGGTGTGAATGAATATATACTCTATCTTTTTCTATTACTTTGTCAAATAAAGCATTTAAATCTTCTTGGGTATAACTATCTCTTTTTTCATTTAAATACAATCTGTCATTAGCTTCAATAGATATTATTCCATCTGCTGTTCTTACCCAATTCTCTTCAAGAGCAATGATGCCAACATTATCTTTGGTAGTTTTAATTAACCAATGCTCTAGCTCTCTGGTGACTGAAGACTTACCGAGTCCAGTTCCTCCAGTTAAAGTAACTAGCTCACCTCTTCTCATACCATAAAGTTTTTTGTTTAGACCTTCCCAAGGATAAGCAATACTTTCTTTGACTTCTCTTTTTAACCAGTCATTCTTTTTACTGGATAGTTCCATAATACCTGATGGAGTATAAGTCTTTGATTCCCACCAAGCTTTTGTAAAACCTTGAAAGTCTTTTTGTTTGAGCATGTCGTTGGCATCTTTATAACCATTAGGTAAAGTCATTATCTTGACCTTGCCGGGTTTTAATAATCTTGCAACATTTCGTGAAGCTTGTCTTCCTGCTTTGTCATTATCAAAACATAGAACAATATTATCAAAGCTCTCAACAAACTCTATGCTCTCTCTAATATCTTTAACTGCACCTGCAGCACCTCGTTTGAGAGATACAACTGCCCACTTGCCCTGAAACAATTCATCAACTGCCATAGCATCACATTCACCTTCAGTAATAGTTAAAAATTTACCACCGGTATTTCTACAAAGTTGCTCTCCAAATAATCCTGTGCCTTCGTATGTTCCTTTAGTAGAAAAATTCTTGTCAGCAACAAACCTAGTTTTAGTTATACTAATTTCGTTGCCATTAAAATACGGATAGATGTGCTGTGTTACATTTCCATTGACATCTTTAACTATACGTACTCCAAACTTTTTAGCAGTCTTCTCTGATATACCTCTATCAGTTAGCTCACCATAGATACCAGTATAAGAATCTAAAAAGGTATTAGTTGCTTTTGGTGTAGTTTCCAAAATCTTACCCTCACTTGCATTTTCATAATCTGTAAAAAAAGTCGAACAGCTGAAACAATAAGCTGAACCATCAGCATTCATTGAGACAGGGTCAGACCCACCACATTTAGGACATGGTAATTTGTGTTTAATAAATTTAGTTTTCTCCATTCTATCTCCAAAAAAGAAAACTAGGCTAGGATAAAAATTAAAAAAAACCTAACCTAGTTTAATGTTATTCAGAATCTTCTTCAGAGGATTCTATTTCTGCAGTGTTTGTTTTATCAGAGTTAACAATCTCTACAATTTTATTAGAAAAGAAACCAATCGCTGCTTGAGTTTCTTCAATATCTAAAGTTTGCACTGCTTTCTTTTGATTCAGTCTTTGTAGTCTGCTAAAGATTTGTTGTCCTTCTTCAGGCAAATCTTCAATGTATACTTGTACATCATCAATAGTTATGTAGGGTTTCTGCTCCTCAGTCATTTAAAACTCCTCGCCATCTGCTAACAGCTCTTCACCATCAGCACCTTT